ATGGAACAAGATCTTGAAAATTGTTTTCAAGATATTGGGTCAGAATTAACTGTTAATTTTGAACTGAATGATCACGAAGTTAAATTTTATGCTGAACCATATAAAGAAGGTTAAATACAATGCGTAATATATTTGTATTAGAAGATGACGGTAATAGGATGAAAACATTTGCAGGTATGTTTCTAGAAGATAATCTAGTTATGACAAATAATGCCAAATCTGCAATAGACATTTTATATTCTGATATAGAATTTGATATAATCTATTTAGATCATGATTTAGGTGGTAACGTTTTTGTATCTTCAGAAGATATAAATACTGGTGCATATCTTAGTAAGCATATGGATGGATTAAATAAAGATATTTTAATTATTATCCATTCATATAATCCAACTGGTGCATCTAATATAAAACAAAATCTATTATCTAAAGGGTTCAAAAACGTACATGTTATACCGTTTTCTCCTAAAATATTTGAGGTATTTTAAAATGACTGAAGATGTTTGGTATAAGTATAGTGTAGAAGAAGCTGAAAGTATTATAAGAGCATTAGATAGATGTACTGAATGTGGTAAGAGCCCTATTCCTAGTTATAATACAAATACTGAAGCTAAATACAAATTTATGTTATATTGTGTGGATTGTAACCTAGAGTTCTATTTTAGAACTTTTGGTAATCTAGTAATAAAGTGGAATAAAGCTCAAAGAGGAATTTTAAAATGGGAAGTCAAGGATTATTCATAACGCTTGAAGGTGGAGAATGTTGCGGTAAAGGTACACAAATTAAGTTACTTGTAGAATCACTTAAAGAACTTTATCCAGATAAAGAAATAGTTTCAGTTTTTGATCCCGGTTGTACAGTAATGGGTACAGAAATCCGTAGATTAGTTAAGAACATTGGTGGCGATGATGCACCTACTTGTTTTTGTGAACTTTTCTTATTTTCTGCTGCACGAGTTCAATTGGTTGAAAAGATTATAAAGCCTAATATTGAAAAGGGAAATATTGTTATTTCAGATAGGTTTATTGATTCTACTACTGTTTACCAAGGAAAGATGAATAAAAATTCATTAGAAGATATTGAAAAGATTAACGGGATTATAGGATGTTATCCAGATCTTACTTTTGTATTGAATATTGGAGAAGATGTGTTCTTGGAGCGTATGTCCAAGAGAAAGGGTGATGCATTTGATCGATATGATACCAAATCCATTGATTTTCATCGTAAAGTTTATCAAGAATATAGAGATCTTGTAAACGATATAGAAGATAGAAACATTTTTTTAGTAGATTCTGAAGATTCACCTGAAGAAGTAAATGAGGTGCTTTTAGATCTTGCTAAAATGTATATAGAAATTTAAGGAATAATAAATGCTATTTATAGAAGTGCTTCCCTCTGATCCCAAAGAAGAAAAACATTATATTTCAATTAGTAAAATTACAAATATTAAATGCTGTGAAGGTAAAATATTAGCTTATATTGATGGTGACCATAAACATAAAATATTAGCTGAATATGAAACAACAGAAGAAATGCTTACATCAATAGATAAATTAAATACAGTAATGGGATTTTTTAAGGTTTAATTATGAGTGATATAACCAAAGCATTAATACTTACCATTGAATCAAATGATAATAAAGGTGGCGGAGGTTCTTACGATGGCGGAGGTTGTCGTAAGAATCTTGAAGAAGAAGCAATAAAATGTGTTACTTCTTGGAGAAAATACGGTGGCACATTAAAGGATATTCCAATATATGCTTTGTGTTGCACTAATAATCCACCTAACAAATCAGTAATTGATACTTTAGTAAATGATCTAGGTGTAACCTATATTGAACAATATTTACATATTTCTGAAGGATTTCCTGCTGGTTGGTGGAATGTTCCTTTGTGTGGTAAGTGGTTTGAACAGAATCTTAAAGAGGATTTTTTAATCCATTTAGATTTAGATATTACACTAATTCGAGAACTTGATGAAAGAGTATTTTACAATGAAGATTATGCTTTAGCTAAGTGTGCAGTGTACTCAGAAGAATTTCCAGATGACACAAAATCCATTAAAGGAGTTGAAAAAACGTTTGTCACGTGTATAATATCCTCATGGAGAGATCGAGGGTTTTATACAAAGTGGTTTGATACCATGATGGATATTTGGTCCACATGGGAATTAAATAGTGATACATGGTGGAATTATTGTAATATTGAAGAGCATGCAGTTGATTACATGCACTATAAGTTAAATTATCCATTTAATGTTATCCGTAAAGCTCAGATTGGAAATGATCAAGGATATGATACACTTGATAGTTTTACTGATGACGAATTAGAAAGTATTTATTTTTTACACAATCATTTTGATAACCCTGAAGGCGCTCAACGAACAATTTTAGATTATTTTAAGAGGTTACAAAATGTACGAAAAGGTAAAAAGTTTAAAAGGTAGTTTAGAAAAAGTATTACCTCCTCCCCACTCATTTGGACAATCAATAGCAATCAATGATAATTATATTGTTGTAGGAGCTGATGATTTAAGTATGAAGAATACATCCAAATGTGGTGGGGTTTATATTTTTGATCATGATTATAATGAGATTCAGAATTTCTATACTGACAGAAATAAATCCTTTTATGGTTGGGATGTAGCTATTACACATGATGATACTATCATTGTAGGTGCTGATGATGAAGATAATCATTCTAGGTATGATGGTGCAGCATTTGTTTTCAAGAAACTTAATGGTAAATTTTATCCTGATAGGAAGATGACTCCACTTTATAGATTAAGAGGATCTTACTATGGTTATTCTATTGATAACAATTCAAGACATGTAGTAATTAGTGCACCTGCTTATCAATCATTTTCTAAGAATATTTTAAGAGAAAACGATACTGATTATAGTTATTTAAGACCATATGTTTATCTGTATGATAAAAATTCTTTTGAATTACTTAGAATATTTACCATTGCCCACCCTATCTTACCAAATATTCCTCAATCTTTTGGTACTAATTTAAAATTATGTGAAAAATACTTAGTAATTTCTGAACCGACATATAAGAAAGTTTATATTTATTCTGCCATTGATTATAAAATTATTGATATTTTAGATAATTATAGTTGCAGGAATATTGATATTTATGGTAATACTTTAGTTATGGGTGATTATAAGGATTCGAAAGTTGTACTTTATGATCTTAGTAAAGGGGAAGAAATTATGACTATAGGAAACGGTGAAGATAATTTTGGTTATAGAGTACATATGACTGAGAATTCTTTAATCGTCACTTCTAATTATGATACAGACTATTTATTTGATAATGTAGTAATGGATAAGGACTCTGAGGGCATTATCTTTATCTACGATAGGGACGAAACAGGTTGTGTTAATTTAAAACCTCAGATCATTGAAGATTTTTGTCAATCTATTAAAGTATATAAAGATAAAATATATTCAGGAAATCCTATAGAAAACAATTTGTATGGAGCAGTAAATGTTTATACCACCTAAAGTTCAATTTTTTTGTAATAGCAAGTGTAATTTGAATTGTGAATTCTGTGTTAAGTCTGATATTGATTTAGATGTTAATATGGATATGCATACTTTCAAAACATATGCTAATAAATTCATAAGATTTGGCACTTGGCAGTTTGAGTTGACTCCTATGGTAGGAGAGACGTTTAGTGATAAAAGTATTGTTAATAGAATAAAGTTTTTATCAGAAAAGGGTGTTCGAGTGTCAGCCTTCACCAATTTGATTAACGTTGATAGTGACATTATAAATAAATTGAAATATTTCAATAATTTTTATTTATATCTAAGCATATATGGGAATACTGAAGAAACCTTTATTCGACGTACAAATGGTACTAAAGAAGCCTTCCATAAATTTAAAACCAATTATACTGATCTTTACACACATTTTATAAGATCCTCAAAACCTGCATTTAATATTGGTGAAATAACTTATCGTTTTAAACATGATAATTTTGACAATAAAAATCCTATTGATTTTATTACGAATATGTTACAAACGTTTAAACTATGTGAAAATTTTTATGTATTTGGAGATGACTATAATTGGAAGGATTTGATTAAAGTTGAGAAGGATTTGGATACAGAACCAGTTAAGAGGGAAGTGAAGGGCATTTGTAAACAATTGATTAATGATATCGGTGTTTGGCCTAATGGTGATGTAGGAATTTGTTCAGGTTGGTTTGATGTAAATAAACGGATGATATTAGGTAATATCAATGAATCTAGTTTAGAAGATATATTTAAACAAGATAGTTTATTTACTAAGATTATGATTGAGCAGAGATCTGGGTTATATCGTAGTTTGTGTTCACAGTGTGATTATATCACAAAAAACCCTGATCCATTTATAACATATAGGATTGAAAATTAAAAGATGATAAATAAAAAAGATAAAATATTAATAATAGCTCCACATCAAGATGATGAAGTAATTGGATGTTCTTCTATTATATCACAATATAGTGAAAATACTACTATATTATATATGATAAAACTTAATGATATAAAAGCAGCAAATTATCTATATGGTAAAAAAATAAATATAGAATTGCCTCTTCATATAACAGGGACTTCCTTTAAAGATCAACTGCTTGAAAAGGTTCCTCAAAGAGCTATAATATCTTCTATTAAAGCTGTTTTAATGCATAATGAAATTAATACTGTTTTTATGCCGTATATTCATGATGCAAATAAAGATCATCAAATTGTATCAAATTGTGCTAACATAGCATGTAGATCTTATGATACATATGTTAAAAAATTATTTATGTATGAAGTACCTGAAACGACTAATTTAGCATCTATCCCATTCCAGCCTAATTACTTCAATGAATTTAAATGGTCTGAAAAGGAGAGTATAATATCTAAATATAGTGAGATTACTAAATGTCATAAACAACACCCAAGATACATAGAATCACAAAAAAAGAATGCAACATATAGAGGCTTACAGGTCTATACTACAACAGGTTTTGCAGAAGCATTTCAATTAGTACGATTTATTGGATAAAATACATAAATATATAAAAACAAGGACATATAATGAAAACTTTTTCAGAAAGATATAAAGAAATCATGGGTGAAGCAAGACGCTCCCATGCAACATATGTAAATGTCATTGAAACTTATAAAATACTTCTACAATCTGTGGGTGCTTTCCGTGATAAGCAACTTGGTGATGACGATTTACCATTAAACTCACTTACTCTTGATAAGACGAAGATGGATGCAGTTAAAATGCAGATGAAACAAGAGTTTGATAATACAGGTATTAATAGTGATTTCAAAGACAATATGAAGAAAGACGGTTATACAAATCTTATTAAGATTGTTGACGAATTAGACCTTTGGAAGGATTTCCCTCCAGCAAGTTAAAAGGAATTAAAATGAATAATTATAGAACAATTTATAAAGAAATTTATAAAGAAATGATATCGGAAGATATTAAAAAAATTCAAGAAATGAATGGTGGTGCAGCACCCGCAGGTGCTGGAGCAGGTACACCTCCAGCTGGTGCAATGGGATCAGCAGGTTATATGCAACAAGTTCAAGATAACCCTAAAACAGCTGTATATAATACACCTAGTATTATTCTTCCTATTACTAAACGTAAAATGCAAGACTTAGTAGCTTTGAAAGAAGAAACTGAAGATATGACAGATGATGAAATGTATGAAAATTGCAAAAAACATTTAATTGAATTTTTCAGTGAAGCTTTTGAAGTTGAAGAATATGAAACGGAAGATGATTCATTACGAGATGAATGTGTTGTCCTTAAGTTGACAAAAATGGGTGATAAAAATTCTGAAAAACAAGATGATCAAAATTCGCAAAATCAAGGTCAACAAGTTCAACCGAATCAACAAACTCAGCCTAATCAACAAGTTCAACCGAATCAACAAGTTCAACCGAATCAACAAGTTCAACAAGTTCAAGTTCGACCTTCAAATTAAATTTGTTCATGTCGCGAAATCCTATAAAAAGAGTCATTTTTGGCTCTTTTTTATTTATCTATAAAGAGTTCTTTTTCGGTTAAGATAATAAATTTAGCACCCCTTTGTTTAGCAAATCGTTTAGCAGCAGTCCATTTAGCAATATTTTTAGCATATTCATGTTTTTCATATAATAATGTTTTTGCTTTTTTTCGGTTGGATTCTACAGGGGGGATTGTTTGACGATAAGGTTTAACTTCAATTAAGAATTTTTTAGGACCATCTTTAGTTTTAAAGGTTGCATTTACATCTATAAAATAACGATGTACAGATCCTCTGAATTTATAACGAATAACACATGATTCACTACCCCATCTAATACATGAGGAGTTTCTATCTAGCCATCTAAATAATTGAAGTTCCCATGAACTTCTATATATTACAGGCAGACTTCCTTTATATTTTTCTTTAGCTTGAGGACTAAATTTACCTTGCTTATACTTATTATATTTAGATTTTTTCTTTCTCATTAAAACATAAAAGTCAATGGTGCAAATAGTTTTAATAGTTTGCTAGACTTTATTTTTTTTATTTCATCTACAATATCTTTAGTAATTTCTCTTTGAGTAGGTAATTCCTTATCAAAGAATCCATTGACATAACTATATTGTATTTGCTCTTTAACTTGTTCTCCAAAAGCATTAGCGACCATGCAATCATTCAAAGGTTTAGAGAAAAATGATTCTAATTTTTTCAGGATATTTTTATTACTTATTACAATTAATTTTTTTCGTGCAAAATAATTTAATTTAGCTACTTCAGATAAAAGATCATTAGACATAGCTAACGATCTCATATCTATAATCGTGAAAGTAAAACCATTGGAAATAATTTTATCTATACCATCTGATATTGATGAAACTGTTATTATATCGAATTTTTTATTTAATTCAGTAAATACGTCATCAATAAGTATAGGTAAACTCTCATCTGTTGTGATTAACAAAAACTTTTCATCTTTCATAAACAATTATTCCGTATAGGTTACTCTAAGATATTTATAAAATTAAGAATAAAAATTATCCGAGAAATTTAAAAATCGTCTTAAGTACTTCAATATCTTTAACTACTACAAAAAGTATTATACTTATAACTATGATAGCAAAATATTTTATGACAGTTGAGTTTATTTTCTCTTTAATGTTTAATATTTCTTTAACTTTATCTGCTAGATATGTGTTAACTACTTTATATTCATTAAGTTCTACTTTTAAATTTTGAAATTCTCTATCCCTGTCATCAATTTTATCTTCAATCTTCGCTATGTGCCCTCTTATATGCTCGATTTCATTTTCCACAACCTTGATTTCAGAGCATTGTTCATGTTGTTCGCGTCTTGACATAGTAAGTTCCTTGTATTCGTAATACTTTAAATATATTTATGAAATTAAGAAACTAAATATTCACTCAATAAGGTATAAAATGACCTCAATATTACTCATTTAGTTCAGCTTTTTTATCAAACCTCATCTGGAAACTATCAACTAATTGAGTAGGTAGGTTTGCAGGACAGTTTTCATCATTAATTTTATCAATCGGTATATTAACACTAAGTGCTCCATATAATGCAGTTCTTACAGTTAATGATAAAAATGGTTCATCATCATTTTTATCATAATCCCATAATATTTTTGATTTATGTGTAAAATGTTCTTGAAACATTTTATTAGTAAACTCCATAAATTTTTTTGTTATGGTAGGGTGCCATGAAGGATTTCCTAGATTGTGATTTCTTTCAATTGAAAGAAGTTGATGTTTCATTCTTACACTATCATAATCATTTACAAAATCCTTAAGCCAGAATTCCATCTTTTCTGGTGGGAGATCTTTTTTATGTATGCCATTATCATATGGGTTCATTATATTTCCTCATTAAAAAATAGGTCAAATCCGTCATTAGTTTTTTTGTCAGTTATTATTTTTATTTTACCCACGACTGAACTATCTTCTTTATCAGTAACTTTTCTATATTCTTTCATAGAGTCACTAATTTTCTTACGGATTTCTTTAGGTTTTTTACTACCTTTTTTAGAATCACTGATTTTTTTATTTACTTCATTTCTTTGTGGATTTTCTTTACATTTCATTTGGTGACCATTTCTAGCTCTATAATTATGATCAAATGATTTACCACAATGTTTACAAGTATATATCTTATCTTCACTGATTTTTTTGTGGTCAGGATTCCAATCACCTTTACGTATCTTACAATACTTTATATGATTATGGAATCCTGAATTGTTTTTATAAACACCACAAATAGGACATTTTGATTTCTTTTGGATCTGTTGATATAAATCAAATTTGTCTTTATCTTCTTCTGACATTATTCATCAAATTCGTAATCAATAGTGAATTTATAATTAGGTAAATCCCAATCATGTTCATCATCTTTTGTGACAATAAATCCACAAAGATGTGTCTTATAATTTACAATTGAATAGTTAGAAATGAATGTCTCACCTTTGTAAACATTACACGTACCAAATCCATGGACCCAATTTGAACCGTTTGGTTCATTATATTCTTGATCTAAAAGACCTGTTAAACCTATACTATAACACCCAAAACGAATTGAAGTATAATGTACATGACCCATAACCACGTTATTTTTATAAGTCTTTGCGAATTTTTCGAGTGCTGTTCCAGTTTGGTTATATAATCTCATATCACCATGAACAAATGTTGCATTCCCGATTTCACTAACATTTTTATGTTCAATTAAATTGAATCCATACTTATCTATCGCATTAGATAAAAGTGAATCAATAAGTTCTTTAAGTTGAGGGTATTTTCTCCAAAAATCCTTAGAAAATCTTTCATGATTACCATAGATAAAGAATTTCTCTGGTGCCCATTTAGATGTTTTCTTAAGAACATAATTTATAGTACTATTTTCTTCAACTATAGATTTATCAATTGGATAACCCTTACTCATCTCATGATGATTTATAGAACCGTTATTTTGCATATCACCAAGATTATAATAAACATCAGGTTTATATATATTAACAATTTGATCTTGTATATTTAATACATCAGCATCATGCATATCACAATGAATATCAGAATTTAAAAATACTTTAGTATCAGGTTCTTCGACACTGTTTTCAGTGATAATAAGATCAACATAAGAGGTCGTTAATAGGCCATCTACTTCTTTAATTCTACAAGGAACTATACTAAAATCACCTTCAGCATCTACGTGTATAACAAATAAACCTTGTTCCCAGAATTTAGCCATATCTTTTGCTCTACGATATTTTTTAAATCCTGAAGGCATTGCCAATTTACGTTGATACCCATCAATAAAATCGATTTGTTTGATAGTTTTTATAATATGAGGTTCACAAATACTTCCAGGTGAACCAACAAAATAAACATCCTTAAAACTATTTCGTGTAAATAATTCATGCCTATGTGAATTTGTAACAATAGATTCATTAAATATTTGTTGATCTAAATTTTTAATGAAAGTTTTAGTATAATCTGTTATTAAATTTTGATTTAAAACTGTAAGTTTACCAAGTTTAACACTATCTCTAGCAATTTCAAAATTATATGGTTCTTTAACTTTACCGTTGTTATAAAGTTCTTGTTCTTTATTAATATTTTTTTGAATAGAATTTAATTCTTCTTCACCTGCTATAACGGTTAAATTTGGAATTTGTTTCCAACAAAATGAAACATCGTTATCATCATCAAGAATATGACCTACGTGAATAACACCTTGTGCACCAATATTATCGTATACGTTTTTAATTAGATCAAACATATGACGTTTAGTATGTTTTCCGTGACTATCACCAACAACAATATACGTACCTGGACCATAATTCATTTCTAAAGGATGAAAAAGTCCTAAATCATTCATCATATTATAAGCAATCTTTTTAATTTCATCGAAACTATGTTTTTCGAGAATTTCCCCTGAATTTGTTTTAGCTATAAATTCATGTTTGCTTATTTGGTCCATTCTAACAAGATCAAAACGAGATAATTCAATTAGAGCACTAGCTAACATATCAATAGTAACTTGTTCTTCCTCTTCACCATCAACTTCTTTAGCACTTACATTATTTGTTCTACGTTTCGAATTACGACATATTTTACATATGGATCTATATCGTTTGGAGCCATCTACTAATCTATCAGTAACGTTGAATTCTGTAATATCTTTTTCGATACCACAATTCCTACAGGTCTTTCTTAACATTTTAACCTCTTTATTTTGCCATAAGTATGGAATAAATCATTTCAATAATCACATTCATAGATTTCATACTAATAATGCGTTTATTTTTTAATTTATTACCACCATCCCATAATTCAAACCAATACTTATCTTTGTTTTTAAAACAAGTACAAAAGATATTATGGGTATCAGGGAAAAGATTGATTGTCCAATATCGAATATCTTCCACACTATTATATTTAACTATAATTTTTGAAGATATTCCAGATGAATGTAATCTTTTTCTAAAATAACTTAACGTATATAATTTATTTTTTGATGTATTCATTAGTCTTTTAACATTGATGTTAATATTTTACTCTTTACATAAAAACCATTTTCTTCAATTTTACATAATGTTAAAATAGCATGTTTTTTACTTGTTTCTTTATCAGTGACATATGAAACTTGTACTTTACTAGCATCAAGTAAATTCCATGTTTTAAACTTTGAAAAATTGACGATTATTGGTTTAGTCCATTCACCCTTATGTACAGAGGAAATTGGTATTGTTATGGAGTCTAATCCCATTTTAGTGCGATCATTAACCTCAGCAACAATTAAATCATTTTCTTTATACATATAAATTTTGGGTTCATGTTGACTATCTAAAGATATAAAAGACATAGACAATAGTTTTTTGGACATTGCTTTATCTATTTCAAAATAACATAACGGTTTAAACTTAGTTGTTATTGGAATTGTTAGTATATTTTTAATTACATCTTCAGATATATTACGAATCTTAAACGAGACATTATCTTTTAATTGAAGAAAAGCTCCATCAAAAGTTAATGATACTTCCTCGTCTTTCTTATCTTTATTAAAATCCTTATAAGTATTTAATGATTTTAATAACTTATTCATTTCTCCGATACAGAAACTTATCTCTTCATCACAAGTTACAACATTTGTCGTAAAGAAGGCTCGTGATGCCGACTCTTTAGAAGCCGACATCACGATACATTTTTCACTGTCAATGCAGAATTTGCATGAAGGAACAAATTTCATAATTGCTGACACAAATTTATGGAAAAATTCCATGTTTTTTATTTTAATAGTGTTCATTAAATTTGTTCCTTCTTGCGTAATTAGTCCATATCGCCGATAAGATCAGCAATTTCATCATCGAGATCATCAAGATCATCGAGATCATCAATGTCAATATCATCAGATGAATCATTAGATGAATCTTCTACGATATCTGCAATATCACTGTCATCAAGCATTTCATCAACAACTTGTTCAGCTACAGATGATTCTTTTTTATCACCCATATCTAAATCATCACCATCTCCACCAACTTCAAAGTCCTTTGATTTATCTTCAGACTTTGTTTCTTTAGTGGTTTCAGTGGATGTTTCAGTTTTCTCCGATGGGGTAAAACCAAGAACAACATCATTATAGAATTTTTGAAGTTCATCTTTAGTTGCTGGACCGAAATCCTTACCAAGCTCGATTGCTTCCATTTCAGTTTCCAATTCTGTCATATCAACATTTTTAACACTTGTACGACTATTTGCCCATAAAGGTGTATATTTTCTTACTTTCTTTTTCTTACCTTCATTCTGAAGATCTTCAATAGTTTCTTCTGCTATTTGAATACTAAGATTGAAACCCTTTTCGAGTTTAAATGCATCAAATCCATAAAGATTTTCTTCATCAATTTCTACAGGTTCTTCATCTTTCTTCGGATTTTGAAGACCCCAAATTTGAAGTCTAAGAGTTTTATATAAACTCACTGGAAGGTAAATGTACTTTACATGACCTTCATTTTCTGGGTTTACTGGATCTTTCAATACATATACATATACATATACTTGTTCTTTACGCTTGAATTTATGATAACTTGCTCTATCATTTTTCCAAAGATCCTGAAGAACACCACAAGCTGGACACATCTTATAACCTCGTGCTTCATGATAGGTCACAGGACAATTTACTTGCATGTACTTATCCGTAGGTTTAGGGGTTTTAGCTCCATGATATAGACGACGAATAAAACCTTCATCTGTATATAGATCTTCATGCCAATTCCATTTAGAATCTTCATCTTCTGCACGCATGAGAAGGCGGAACTTATATGTATTACCTACCTCAAAACTAACTTCATTTTTATCTTTCTTGAAGATAGTACCTTTATTTGCTGCACGTTCCTTGATTCTTTTTTGAAGATCACCGAAGTTTTTTGTTAAAATACCCATAATTAATTTCCTTTTCTTTTTAATTTAATTTAATTTAATTTCTTTTCTTTTCTTTTCTTTTTCTAACGATTTTCTTAATATTTATTATAATATTTTTTATTATGTTTTTCTATATGTTTTCTATTTTATTTTCTTTTATTTCTCCTTATTTTTATTATTTATCATTTTTGCAAATATTTTTCAATTACTATCGAAACTTTCTGTGCAAGTATTTTTGTATCATCTGACGACATTACTCTAATCCGATATAAATCATATTTTTCTTTTACTTCTTTACCATAATCCGCAACAACATCTGCTGCATAATTTGTCATCATAATTGGAAAATTATCAATACATGCAATAAAATACATAGAAATACTTTTAGCATCATAATGTTTTAATATTGATGGTATTAAATACATATCATGAGATATATATTCAGATAATGTTTTTAACTTGTTTTTTCTAGAGAACTTAACAATAAATTTAATAGAATCTATAATTTCTTTTCGAATGCTGTCAAAATTAGAATCCTCTTCCATTTGTTTTTGATAATCTTTATAAATTTTTATGGATTTCTGAGATCCTAATACAGCAGGAGGGAAAAAATCCTTAAAATGTTCAGCTAAAGCTCTCATATAAATATCAGGATCAATGTAACCATTATTCCTTTCAAGGAAACTACTAAATCCTTCAAAGTATTTCCATTTACCACTATTGCGAGCTTTATCAAAATTCTTTATAGGTCTAACGTGTTTTCCTTTAGCCTTAAAGATTTCTTTATGCCACAGACTATATATTTCCTCTGCGTTCATTCATAATCCTCTTAATATGTTTTAAAGTTGCTTTATTAAATATCTCATAAAAATGTTGAGCACAACAAAAGAAGAATTCTTCTTCATCAAAACCAACATATTCCATTAAACGATTAAATTTAGCAGAATCTTTAAGATCTCTCTTCATAAAAACTGCTATTTGTTCATGATTAGATGTACCATAAAAGGATTCCAAATAACCTAAAAGTTTCTCTCTATCTATACCACTGCGAATTACATCACCGTCTTTCATTATAAATCCTCTATTTCAATATCTATTTCTTCCATTATTTCATCAGCAACTGTATCAGGGACTGCTACTGATTTCTCCATATCTGCTATTTTTAAATTAGTATAATTAATATTAAATCTAACAACATCACCAATACATCCACCTAAACGATTTTTTAAGAGAGCCACATTAATGATACCAGCTTCTTTATCACCTTCATTCTGGAATATACCTCCAATAAAATCTGCGGTCATGGGAATACCCATAGAATCAGAACTTTGAGCAACGTTCAAATCAGTTTTATCATATCCATCTCTATTAGATTGATACACTGATATAACAGGTGTTTTAAATGTATAGCTTAAAGTTCTCATACCAGTAGCGACTTCTTTATATTTAGTATAACTACCTTCAGAAGATTTATTTTCTGGAAGTAATAGTGATAAATAATCAATCAAAATAGCATCTGGTTTTCTACCATATAACTGAATAACTCTATCAATATAATTTTTTATAGTACCACATGTTATACTATCTGGTGGAAATTCTTTAATAATAATCTTACCATCGGGACACGTATCAGATATAATCTCTACTGCATTCTTCAAATCCTCTATATTATTCTTTAAATTGTTAATATCAAGTTTTGACAAGTGAGCGTCTATTCTAGTAGCATAAACATGCTGAGACATTTCTAAAGAGATAACTAAACAAAATTTGTTATTTTTTAACATATTTGCAGCCATATTAGATAAAAACAATGATTTACCAATATGTGTTTGACCCATGAACAAGCATAAACATCTACCATCCCTATACCAACCTCCAGCTGTTTTAAAATCTAATGAATCCCAACCGGTAGAAAGCCTAGATTCTGGATTTAATAACTCTTCTCTATGTGATTCATGGTCCTTTAAGTAATCCATACCTAAATCCATATCAAAATTTAGATTTTCAAAGAACGTTAAATTATCAACGATAGGTTTAACAGTATTTGAACCTGTCATTTCTTCAAAATTATCAGCTATTGTCCAATATAGTCCTCTTTGTTTTATATAACCTAAAATTTCACCATCAAGATGCTCTCTATCATATTCTTCAATATTAATAGAGGAAGCCATCTTTAATTTTGTTGAAAGTTCATTATATAATTCTATTGCTTTTTCATTTTTTTCATCATAAAAAGCTTTTTGAATAAGTAATTCAATAGTTTTCTTTTTTGGTAACTTCATTCGTTTTTTATAAAACGAACATACAAGTTTTATAATAGAACCATATTGTTCATCGTTAAACCATTTTTTATCAAAAACATCACCTATTAATGTACAATATTTAGGATCAGTATAAAATAATTTAAGTATGACTGGTTCTATAGTTTCTGATTGAACAAGCTTCATTAATTAAATAACCTTAAACTTCAATGTCAGATTCGTTTAGATTTTGAAAATCATCTTCAAAATCTATAGTATCGGTATCAATAACTTCTTTTCCACCATAAGATAATTCTTCAATGGATTTTTCATTCAATTCATCTATAAATGTATCCCATAATTTTGGGTTTTTAAGAATTTCTTTCGCTCTGAAATTCTTATCAGGTGTTTCTGAACTAGGGATTGTATACCAAGCACCTTTTTGAACAATTAAACCATATTTTACAGCTACATCAAATATACTATAATAACGAAGTGGACCCTTTTTAAAATCAAGAATCATATTAGATTCGTATGTTGGTTGAGCAAACGAATTTTTTACTGTTAAAAAACGTAAACGATTAAATTGAAATGCTCGTTCGTCGTTTTTATCTTTTTGGTCATCTTTTTCTAATTTTTTCGAACATTGAATAACAAGACGTGCCATATATTGTATACCTTTACCACCACCTTGTTGTTTAATTTTTGATGCATACATTGCTTGAGGATCATCATAAATATGATTAACAATAATTAAACCAACATTTGTACGTAAAGCAGGAATTGTTGTAGCTCTAACAAGTAAATTACACATTTTAGCTCTAAGACCCATATCATTAGCAACTTTATCTTTTTCTACATCATTCATAACTTTATTAGTAATTAACGCACCTATTGAATCAAGAATAAATAACGCTTTAAAATTAGGTTCTTCTTTTTGAAATTCTCGAATTTTATTATATGTACCAACTATCTTAAGAAGCGCGTCTTCGACAGAATCTACAAGTACATGTTCAATATTGTCTAAATTACAACCACGACTTTCAAAGAAACTCTTCATGGCGCCACCTTCACCATCAAAATAATAAACGACTTCAAACTTATTTTTATTTAAAGCATTTGCGGCTACTTGAGCGGAAATAAAAGATTTACCTGATTGACTTTCCCCACCAAATACTACTACTCTACCAGAAGGGATACCTTTATATATATCTCCACTTATAATACGATTAAGTCCGTAATCACCAGTATCAATCCAATCTAAGACTTCACCATATTGAGAAGATGAAAATGGTTGTGAATCAAGGCTTTTACGTGTTAATTCTCTGAATTTTTCTATATTAGATTTAACTTTTTTGGGCATGTGTATAAATTACTCCTTTACTTTAAAATATAAGATATTATAATCAAATTTAAATAGCGAGTGCTATTTTTTCTTTTTAGAATCCTTAGAATCTTTATTCTTACGGATACTTTCTAAGTAACAAGGTCTACAAAGACCTGTTTTACTTTTTTTACTAATTGGAACACCACACTCTGTACATGTGGGCTTATCAGGTTGTTGTTCTAATGATGTATCAATAGCATTTACAACTTCTGAAATAACGGATTCTGTGAGAGGTGGTAATCTAGTACTATCTGTAGAATATACAAAAGAATCACTTGGTTGAACTTTACCTTCTATAAGAGCTTTATAGGCAAGCTCTTTTTTACATCCTGAACAAATGAAAGGATTAGGATTTTCTAATTTCAATCCAACCGAGCTATCATCTAACATCAATATTTTATCTTTAAATTCTGCAAATAATTTATCAATATTATCAATTGCTGCATCTTGAAAAATTTCTTCAGACGACATATCAGGGTCTATATCACCCTCAAGTGATCTACGTAATAACATTTTATTAATTATACTACTCATTTTATTGATATTTTTTCTATCTTCACAATCATCTAACTCTATAGATAAAGAAACATTCATTTTTCTATTATTATATGTTTTAATTTCTATAGTTACTGGTTCAGTCGAAAATTCTACACCAGTCATTGCACTGTCCTTTCCACAAATATCGCATTTCAAAATATATGACATGTTATTTCCTATTTATTTTTTCTAAAAGTTGCTTTGCTAATTGTTTTTTAGCAAAACTATCAATATAGCTCATTCCATCTTTATTTTCTTTGAATGTCTCTATATCGAATTCACATTTTTCTTTATATAGATTTCCATTTAGTTTATATTCACCAATATATTTTAATTTATTAGCTGATATACATCTATAGAGTTTAATACTATTGAAGAAATCTTTGTATTTTATACGTTTAACTTGTATTTTCTTACTCATTTAGTTGATTTAATGTATAAATCATATCATTAAATTGAATTTCTTGATCCAAAACATTTGGCATATCTCTTAAGTATTGAGCTATGATATGCATTTTTTCAGGATTTTTCGAATATGAGTTATACATTTCACCAGCAAGAATTTGGTAATCATTATCAAATTCTGTTTGTTTTTCTAACCACTGTTTTCTACACTTAACTTGTCCACTCATATTCTTTTTTATGAAAGCAATTAATTCTGTTATACTTTCCTTTTTATTGTATTTACGATATATAAACATATTATCAATTTGACAACATATTTCCAAATTCTTAATCATCGCTCTAATATCAGGGTAATTTTCTTTAACAATTTCTTTTAACCCTACTTCCAAATCTTCTTTAGTGTACTTAATATTTTCCTCTTTTAAGATATATAAAAGACGTTTAAATATATCTTTTGGTGGAGGCGTGATATTAATAGGTATACATCTACTTTGAATAGGATCAATAAGTTTACTAATATAATTTGTAGTTAAGATAAACCGAGTATCATCAATACTTGTGTGTATCAATGTTCTTAAAGCATCTTGAGCCTTAATTGATAACCCATTAACTTCATCAAGTACAACAACCTTTGTTTTACTATATCCAACAAATTGTGTAAATTCTGTTACTTTATCTCTAATTGTATTAATACCACCTTCATCTGATGCATTAACAAAAAGATATGTACAATCTGGAATAGTATTAATTACAATTTCAGCAACACTAGTTTTTCCTATACCTTGTTTACCATATAAGGTACAATTTAAAAAAGTTTCTTTATCTAAATACGATTTAAATAACTCTCTTGTCTCTTTCTTGATGATAAGATCATCAAGTGTCTTAGGTCTATATTTATATACCCATTCATCCATAATTATTATTTCCTCTTATTCACTTATTCACTTACTCATATTATAACGAAAATCCGACGTTTTTAAACTTAACTATTAAAATATTTTTTCTGTTGAGAAGCAGTTAAATTCCCAACCTGTTTACGGTAAAAGAGATAGAATCTACCCTTTTCTATAAGACTTGTGCATTTATATGCTGAAACGAACTTAATTCCACCAACAGGAAGTATCCTAAAGTCCTTTATCATCAAATCCCAGACAATCATTAAGCCACGTCTTTTATACCAACTAACACCACGTCTAGTTTTAGGTGTTTTCCAATCAAAAATTCTTCTAGTAAATATTGAACTTAAATATTTCCAATTAGCTGTACATACCATACGACGGTTTGGGTTATAACCATGTTTATCGTGTCGTCTAGTAAAACGCATTTCTATGATATGTGAATGAAAAAAGTTTAAAAGTGTAGTATAATCCGTAATTCTTGGAGGTATAATTATTTTTAAATCATCAAGAATAGATTCTTCACTAGGTTTTCTAGTAACTCTTCTTTCAATTTTAAGATCATCTAATTTATTATCAACTAATTCTTCATCACCTATATGAGAATCTAATGGATCTTGAGATAATCTAGGATCTAAACTTCTTCCTCTTAAACGATTATTATCTAATCTATTATTATCCAAACGATTAGCATAAATACGTAAATCATCATCATCATCATCATTTCCAACTACTGGCTGACTAGGAACCACAGGATCAAATGTTGCAGGTTGAGAGGATTGAACACTTTCTTGACTATTTTCACCATTATCTAATGGTGACGACATGTTATCCATTTTATCCATAATTATTTTTCATTATCCTTAATTTCATCGACCATTCTTTTGAGAACAGTTTCAAGATCTTTACCTTGAGTTAAACCTTCATTTTCTAAAGGTGCTTCAGATTCCCAACTAATTTCATAGTCTTTATCAATAATTGTTATTTCACCATCAAATTTTTTATTATCAGCCATTAAAAAGAATTTGATTTTATTGTTTTTTAAATCATCTTTCTTAATAAACATATTCCAACCATCAGTAAGTTTAACATTAAACTCTGTTTGAATTTCTTTAGCTTTATCGAGGATTTCTTCTTTAGATATATCCTTCTTAAATTTTTCATATATGTTATTAAACTTATTCATTAATTTCTCTCTTTACATTATTTATAGAATAATTTATAGATTTTAGACCATTCATGATGTAGATCATAATCACGAACTTCATTAAAATCATCACAAGTAATACAAGGTCCAGCATAGATATTTTTAAATTGATCAGCTAATAAATTACCGTATATTGAACTCATTGAATAAATTTCTTCTAATGATTGTTCATTCATGTTACCTATAATTAATTCTTTATTCCAATCCCAACAATTACATGCTGTAATATCCCCATTAGAATAAATTCCATTTTCACTTAATAATCTTGAACATATACCTTTCTTTTCACCGACATTATCTAACATCATTCCACCCCAATTTCTGTTAGTTGTTTCAGCATTTTCTAATGTTGCACCTTTAGACAACATATCAGTTATACATTCTTTAATTGAGGATTCTGGGAAATCTTCTAATTTAGAATATCTCATATAAAACATGAATATGTCGAAATTATCAAATTTTTTCGACATATCTCGGAGTAATACAAAATTCTTAAGGAACCTATTAAAGGCAATTATCCCTGTTATTTCTGTATAAGCGTCCTTATTTGGACCATAAATTGATATTGCACATTCACATTTTTTTGTGTTGAATAATTTTTCTATATCTTCTTTTTTTATTGCAAGAAAATTAGTTACAAATTCATAACGTTCTACGCTCTTATTATTTTCTAAATATTCTATCTTTTTCATTATGTCAGGATCAAGAAATATATCTCCTATATTTGGAGTTAAATCAAATCTATTAAATCCATATTCTAAGCATTTGTCAATAGTTTCCACAAATCCTTC